ACCCTTCTTCGGAACTCCGCACGAATGTTTGGTGGTTGAAAAAACGATCGCTGACATCAAGAATATTACGGGTACGAAAGACATTGGAAAATTACCCCAAGTCCAAAAATTGTACAAAGAATTCTTGAAGGAACCAGAAGCAAAGTCAGGATACCTTGGGAACATGGTGACCAGGTTGCAGGGTCATATAGGCGGTAGCAATACCGTACATATTGATTCACGCGAATACATGATCAACTCAGTACCGGGACCTGACATTGCTGGAAAGATTAATATCGAAGCGATGAGATACGACGATGCAATTGACAAACTTTCCACTCTTTATGAGTGTGACTGTTTCGCAGTGGAGGATTCAAAATTTGGATTCAATTTGGCACTCAATGTTTTGATGTGCAAAACCATTGCTAGCAAGTGCAACTACGGACTCAACGCTTTCTGTCTTTCTATGATGGTCAGAGTAGCTAAAGAAGATTTGGAGAACATCCATGTGTGTGCAGAAACACACGCTTCAAAACGACTTCTCAAGCTAAAAGCGATTAGAGATAAGAGCGGTGGTATCTTAAGTGAATTCCATCGTTATCTTAAAAAGAAGACCAACCCCGTTGTCCGCCCGATTATGTTCGCACTTAAATCAGTTCTCAAATCGATGATGATGCCGTTGTTAATCACCTTCTTTGCATCACTGTTCTGTGTTTTATTAGACAGAGTAGTGTGCTGGATCCTTGGTAAGAAAGCCTCGGCCAAAAAGAAGAAGAAGACATCGGTCAGCGTCGCTGAAGGAGCTAGTTATGATGCGAATGTTCAGAAGACAAGGAAGGTTGCTCCAGCCCAAGAGGAGAGCAACTTCTATGACAATGGAACGAACTTGGCCAGAAAGACCGACCAAGTTCGTGCTGAGGTAGCAAAATATGCCCCAGTTGACCCGGCCCGGAAAAATGCGACCCTAGCGGAAGCAAAATATGATGATCCTACAAAGGTGAAGAAGACCCAGCCTGTTGCTGAGCGATCCATAGCCCCGATTGAAGACACCTTAATACGACAGGAAGCTGACGTGATAGTTGCCGACAGTCAGGGCTGTATTAGCCAGAATGCTGCAAGTCTGATTTCAAAGATAATGATGCGAAGTCAATACCAACTGGAATATTTGGCTGGTGAGAAATGGTGTTACGCTGGCGTAATAACATTTACTCACGGTACAATGGCGATTTGTAATGCCCATGTGGCTGATTATGTTGCACGATATGAGTTTATTCGAATCCGAGGAGAAGGGTGTGCTGGCACACAAGTCTTCAAGGTTTCTGATTTACAATATGCGGTTGCTGACACAAATCATCCCAAGTATGGTCAAAGAGATGCCTGTTTGATGCTTTTCCCTATCCAGGCTCGTCAATTCCCAGATATAAGAGGACATTTTGCTGACTCTTATAGTTTCGCACGTTATTCAGAAATTAAGAATGCCGCACTCATTGGTTATTTACCGAGTGAAGATCTTGCCCATCGCGTCCAGATAACTGGAAACGTGAAGGCTACCGATCGGGTGCAACAGGTGAGAGTGGAAGGTGAAGAGACGATCAAAATCGTACGCGACGTGTTCAAATACGATTTAATAACTTTCCCGGGTGATTGTGGCAGTTTGCTGGTTTCGCTCAGTGATTCTCAGACCAAGCGCATAGTAGGAATACATTGCGCTGGAACGAGCATCCCTGGCGAGACTGGTATTGCTGCCCCAATTTCGCGGGAATTTATTGATTATCTCGAATCGGCTCTCAAACCGACTCAAGAACAACGAATTTCGGAACCAGATATTGCTACCGCTAATATTAAGATAGCGCGTACTGAAATATCAGAAACCGAGTATCATGAGTTCTCCACTGCCACTCATAAAGGCAGTTTCCATCCTATTGGAGAACTTGATCACGGCACCACCTCTGGTTCGAAATCAGCCATTAGAGAATCTCCTATTGGCAATGCGATCACTGAATACACGACCGGCCCTGCTAAGCTTGGACCTTTCAGAGTGAACGGCAAGGTCATTGACCCTAAATTCAATGCAATTGAAAAGGGAAATGTTGTTCCAACACCAATGGAACCAATGCTGCTCACTGCCATCCGATTATACAAGCAAAGGCAAAATCGACGAGGCGGCGATGAATATCGTCGCGTATTGACCCTGGCTGAGTCCATCAAGGGTGTGGAAAATGATCCACTTATACCCCCGATGAATCGAAAGAGCTCCCCAGGATATCCCTTACAGCGAACCAACCCAGGAGCAGGAAAGAAGTTCTGGTTGGGTGAAGGTGAACATTATATTGTTGATCATCCACAAGTTGTCGCTGAAGTGGCTCAAATGGAAGAAGACTGCCGGAACGGAATTCGACCTGAAATTATCTTTGTTGATACATTGAAGGACGAACGTCGACCACTGGAAAGGGTTGTCGC